AAAGTCTTATTTTTAGCTTTAGCTTCAGTATTCACACCATTCGTTATATCACGAAGTTGCTGTCTGTATGTTGCCATATCATCTGACATAGTAACATCTGACAAAGCATAGTAGTCAGTTTCTTTTAATAGACCATTTCTTTTTTGTCTTAAAGAAGCCATTGCTCTATCATAAGCACCATCAGACCAAGCTTTTTCTTCAGCATCTCTTTGTGCGTTTTCCTCTGCTGTGAGTTTGATTCGCTCACCATTAACCATTTTGTATCTATCTGCCATATTTACTCCTTATTATTGTTTGTTATCATAATTATTTAAAGAACTCCATACATATCTATCGTGCCTGAATCTATATTTCCTGTTGATGCCTTAAAATCTACTGCATTAATTGCTGAGGTAGTATTTCCATAACCAGCAGTATCTAATGTATAAATATATGCACCACCATCATCATTTGTTGATACTGATTTTCCTATAAAATGTTTTATAAAAGTTGTATTACTTGGGTCAAACAGGTGTAAAAATCCTGAGATACCCTCATCATTTTGATTACCCATATTTCTAATTAGTTCTTGGTAATTAGTTGATTGTGCTAAATCTCTTGATGATTGGTAAGCTAATGCCTGACCGCCACTACCTGATTCACCGTGATATGTATGAAAAGCAGTTGTGGTTTTTGTAACATTGTAATTACTTCCACCATCTACTGACATATTAAAAGTAAAATGTGCTGAATTAGTTGCTGGGTGAAGATTATTAAAGAAAAATATATATTCTTTGTAAGTGCTATCAATACCTGAAGTTATGCTTACACTTGATGATGAACTAGCAGTTGATCTTGATATAAAAACTAACTTACCAAGTCCTGTTATACTACCTACTGCTGTTGCATCTTTTACTGCTCTGTTATTTAATTTAATTATACTCATGATTTACTTAATCCATACATTTTAATTATACCACTATCTATATTTCCGCTAGACATTTTAAAATCTACTCCGTCAATAGCAGATGTTGTATTACAATATCCTGAAATATATGAATTTGTAATAAATGTAGGGTCAGTAGCAACTGAAGCTATTGCTACATAATGTTTAACAAAAGTTGTATTACTGGGGTTAAATAAAAATAATTCACCTGAACAACTTTGATCTGCGTCATCATGTAATTCAAAAGCTAATTGTTGATAATCTGTACTTTGTGCTAAGTCTCCAGCACCATAATAACTTAAAGCCGCAGAACTACCAGCTTCATTGTGATAAGCATAAAAAGCAGTTGAAGTTTTAGTAGCATCAAAAGCAGAATAACCATCTCTAAAATTTACTGAAAAGTTTGCGGCTGAAGCTGGGTGAATATTTATAAACTTGAATAAATAAGTATCATAAGTGCTATCAATATTAGAAGTAAAAGAAGATGAAGATACTCCTGATGTAATGTTGTTTGTGGCAAGTAAATTCAAGCCACCAGCAGATAAGCTACCTAAAGCGGTTACACTTGAAATTGAATTATTATTGTATTTAACTAACTCCATATAATTTTATAACTCCTGAATCTATATTACCTGAACTCATTTTAAATTGTACTGCATCAATAGCTGAAGTTGTATTACCATAACCAGCTACAAAACCATCAACAGAATAATCATTTGCAATCATACCATTTGTTCTAGCAAAAAAATTTTTTACAAATGTAGTATTACTAGGGTCGAATAGATGTAGCATACCTGAAACAGAACTATCATTATCACCTTGATATGAACCACCAATACTAAAACTTTGAAATCCTGTGCCTTGTGCTATATCATTAGCAGCGTAATATGCTAATTCTGCTGTGCTATCCCCCTCGTTGTGTGCTGCTCTAAAAGTAGTTGTAGTTTTTGTTACATTATAATTACTTCCACTATCAACAGAAAAATTAAAAGTAAAATCTGTATTGTTGGTTTGTGGGTGTATATTTATAAACTTAAAAATGTACTCTTTATAAGTAGAATCTATCCCACTTGTAAAAGATAATGTTGAACTACTACTAGCTGTCTGTGTAGATATTAAATTTAATCCACCACCTGATATTGAAGCTGGTAAAGCTGTGATTGCTGATAAAGAATTGTTGTTGCAAAAGTTAAGAGCCATTGTTTAACTCCTAATTTATTCCATAAAGTTTAAATACACCTTGATCTATATTACCGCTTGATGCGTAAATTCTAATAGCATTAAAAGCATCTCCAGCACTATCGTTAAAATAACCTGCACCATGAAAAGTATTTGATCTGTCGGCTGTTGTGTGTGAGAATCCAAGATTGTACCAACTAAAATAAGTGGAAGTTGATAAAGGATTTATTATGTGCATTTTGAAACTCGTTGTTCTTGCGTCTGCATCTGAAGTTGGAGTTGACGTTATTTCAAAATATGCACTTGTTCCACTTTGACCAATATTTCCACCTGTATTTTCAAAACCATAAACTCCATATTTATAGTTTGAACCTGTTTTGTATGACGAAGCATTATCAGAACTAATCTGCATATAAACTCTTGCCGAATCTGTATCTACGTCAAGTTGTGAAGCACTTAATACATAATCTCTGTAAGTTGAAGTAAAATAAGTGTTGTTGAAAACGACCTCTGAAACACCACTAGAAACAGTTGTCGTTGCTAATAATGTTTTTTCGCCACCACCAGCATCTGCAAAAGATAACTGTCCTACTCCTGTTGCACCTGACCCTGATACTGAAGCTACTTTTAAAAATTTATCTGCTGTTACATTACCTGTTGGAAAGGTTAAAGTGTAAGATTGACCAGCAGAGTGAGGTGGTGAAGCAAGTTTGATACCATGAGAATTTACTCTACAATTAAGCTGTAAAGTTCCATCTGTTGTTCCATCACCTTTAATTTGTAATCCAGCCGCAGATGAAGTAGATACAAAATTAGCTTTAGCATCTGTAACTGTGGCATCACTTGGAACTCCTAAATCTAAAACATTACCAAGTAAAATTATAAAATCTATAACATCACCTGTTGCTAGGTTTGATGCAAAAGTAATTGTAGAACCTGATATGGTAAAAGAACTTCCTGGTTTTTGTAATACACCATTAAGAGATACAAGCATATGATTTGCAGACTCAGGTGATACGTTTGCTGATGATACTTGCATAGTGTAAGCCGCTTGACCATTAACTACACTTATTGCATCGCAGACTTGAAAGTTACCAATTACAGGGCTGTTACCGATATATGCCATATTATGTAATTCCGTAAAGTTTGATGATAGCTGAATCTATATTACCTGAACTCATAAAAAATTTTACACCTGTTACTGCTGTTGCACTTTCTATTCTACCACCACCATTAGTATGAACTAATTTATCAGCATTGTTACAGTAAGTAAAATAGTATGCTGAGTGAGTGTTAAATGTTGTATTTGATGGTTCGTGTAGAAATACTCTACCTGATACAGCTTCATCATTAGCGTTTCCAAGATTTACTAACATACTTATTTGTGGGTCATCAAAAGTATAATCATAACTATCACTATTATCAGATTGCACTCTATGAAAAGCGTAATCATAAATGCTTGATGTTGTAACTGACCCACTTTGTACAAACTGCATTCTAAAAGTAGTGTTATCTGTTGCTGGGTGTAAATTAATAATATCAAACATATAATTTTTATATGTGCTATCTATATTTGAACTTATTGTTACATCAGAAACACCACTTGAAACTGTATTAGTGGATAATAAAGTGTGAGTCGCACCACCTTTAATATAAGAATAATCCATTCTTTTTAAAGTTCCAGCATCAGAAACTAAAAACTCATCTGTGTCTGCTGGTGTTGCACCTAAAGCAGAAAATCCTGAAATTGCTGTATCACCTATTTTATCTGCTGTAACTACATCATCAGCTAGGTCGCTTGATGTAACAACTTTCGGTGCTGGTGCTTGTCCAATGTAAGGCACTTAAAACTCCTATGTTATTTCTAAAATACTTAATGTTGCATCTATCTTTGCTGATACAGAACAATCAATTTTTAAAACGTCTGTCGCTTGTAATACTACTTTTCCACCTGATAAAACTTCTAATGAAGTTCCAGCAGGAATCGTTACATTTTTTACAACAAAAACTGTTTCGTTAGTTTCTGTGTCTGATGTGTCTGATTCTATTTTGACACTAGCTGTAACTGAAGCTGTGTGAATATT